TGGAACTGGTTCGCCTCCATGCTGTTCGACTCGATCGGGACGAGCTTGGTCTTCTTCGGCAGGACGGCCGCGCTGCCGCGGTTCGCGGCGCCGCCGTAGAGCGTCCGGATCTGCTCGCGGAGGGCCGCGACGGCTTCGTCGGGGATCTTCTCCTGGGTCTCCAGGACGACGTCGGGCCGGGCGGAGTTTTGCCAGAAGGCCGTCGCCGCGATGTCGAGCTGGCGGGCGAGGGCGATCGACGTCCCGCACAGCTCCGCCGGGGCCATGCCCACGACGCCGTTGTTCGACAGCCACCGCCAGTGCAGGACCTCGGAGGCCGGCACCGGCTCCCAGGTCCCGCGGTCATTGAAGAACGTGTAGGCGAGCGAGTAGTCGGAGAGCCGATCGACCTTCACCCGCGACGGGTGCATCGGCCGCAGCTCGGAGCAGAAGCCGCGCGGGCCGGGCAGGACGCGGGCGTAGGCGTTCCCGTAGAGGGCCGTCCAGTAGGAGACGAGCTGCCAGAAGTCGTAGGCGCTCTGCCACGGGTTCGGCCGCTTCCGCAGCGTGTAGGAGCAGGGGATCGCCGCGTCTTCCTTCCGCCCGTCGGGGAGCGTCCGCATGATCTGGAGGGGCATCACCGCCACGGCCTGCGAGATCCAGCGGACGACCCCGAGGATCGAGGAGACGCGGATCGCGGTCTCCGGGCCGATGTCGCGAGGCGACAGGCTCCAGGTCATGTCGGCCAGGCTGCTCCGCAGGTTGACGAGCGTCCCGCGGATCGGCCGCGCGGCGGCCTTGCGGCGCGGAGTGGCGGCGGGCTTGCGGGGCATCGGCGGACCCTCGGGCTGCGGGCTCGGCCGGCCCGCCGTCCGTCAGTCTCGCGCGGCCGCCCGGGCCCGGGAAAGTTTCAGAGAACGTGGATCTTCCAGTCGTCCGCGCTGCCCGTTTCCGCGTCGTCGGTCGAGGCGAGCGCGAGGGCGTTGACGAGCGCCGCGATCCCGTCGATCTTCTCGCTCGACTTCGCCTTGTCCGGCTTGATCATGCCCGTCGGGTCCGTGTAGACGCAGACGTTATTGGCGTTCCACGCCGCGACCGGGTTCGCTCCGTGGCGGAGCCGGCCCTCGACGACCAGGGCCTCGAGCAGTTTGCACGGCGCGTTCAGGTAGGCCGTCCGCTGCGCGACCGACTTCACTTCGAGGCCTTCCCGCTGGAGGAGTGTCTCCAGGGCCCCGGCCTGCCAGGGATCGACCCCGACGCCGCGGATCTCGTGAGACTCCCCGTAGGCGATGATGTCGCGCGCGACCGCTTCATGATCGAGCCGGTGGCCGTCGGTCACGGTCACCCAGCCTTCGCGGATCCAGGTGTCGTAGGGGATGCCCTCGCGGACCCGGTCGCCGACGGTCTCCGACGGCACCCAGTATTTCCACTCGACCGAGTAGGAGCCGTCCTGCTCCCGGAACACGAAGGCCGCGCTTGTCATGTCGAGGTTGCTCGCGAGGTCCACGCCGACCCAGCAGGGCCGGCCGGCGAGCGGCTCCCGCGGCTCGCGGCCACACTTCGCCCAGTCGTCGCCGTGGAACCAGCGGGCGTCGGCCTGGGCCCAAATTCCGAGCCGGTATCGGAGGAACGACGTTCTCTTCGTGCCGCTCGTCAGGCTATCGGCGTAGTCGTTCGCGAAGTCCTTCTCGGAGATCGTGACGCCGAGGGACGGGTTCGCGTCGCGCCAGACGTCGGGTGAGTCGAGCCCCCGGGCGTCGTCTTCCTTCGCCTCGTAGATCTTCCCGAAGAATGTCGGGTTCGCATCGGGGCTCGCCTCGACCAGCCGGGCGTCCTGATACCACTGGTAGCCGATCCCGTTCCGCGACTCGCCGGCCGTCGAGATCGCCACGACGAGCGGCTGGGCTCGAGCAGCTCCCGCGTAGGTCAAGGCCTGGACGAGGTCCGGCTTCCGGTGGGCGTGCAGCTCGTCGATCACGACGGCCGAGGCGTCGATGCCTTCCGCCCGCCACGAGTCGGCGGCGAGACAGGTATACCGGGAGGCCGTCGGCTTGTGGACGATCGTCGAGCGGGAGTCGATCACCTCGAGGGCCCGGGCCAGCTCGGGGTTCGCTCGGACGCTCGCGGCGACGGAGCGGTAGATCACGCCGGCCTGGATCCGGTCGACCGCCGCGCCGAAGACGGCGGCCCCCGGCTCGCCGTCGGCGAGGAGGTGATACAAAACCAGGGCCGCCATGAGCGACGACTTCCCGTTCTTCTTACTGACGAAGATCGCGGCCCGCCGGTAGCGGCGGAGGCCCTGGTCGTCGACCCAGCCGTAGATCGGCTCGATGATGTCGTGGATCTGCCACGGCATGAGCTGCATCGGCTTGCCGGCAAACTTCCGGCCGCTCGTCATGGTGACGAACTGCTGGACGAACTTCACGACGCGGTCGGCCCGCTCCTGCTCGAACGTGTAGCCGGCGACGTACTCGGGTCGCCGCTTCCACGCCGGGCCGCGAGGCTTCCGCGGCGTCGCCTTCTTAGGCGCGGCCTTCGATGAACGCTTGGAGCGTGTCTCGGACTTCGCCACCGCGTACCTCCATGCCGGCCCTGGCCGACGGTGTCAGGCCGTACTCCTGCTCGATCCTGAGCATCGACTGGGCCAGCTTGACGAACATCGTCGCGGCCGGCGTCGACTGCATGTATTTCACTTTCCCGTCCTTGTCGCGGATCACGAGCACGTCGAGCCCTCGACGGATCTGGTCGAGGTATCGGACCCACTGCTCGTACATCGCACAGTAGCGGCCGATCGCTTCGGTGTCGGCCGGCGTGATCAGACCCATCGCCTCGAGCTTCGGGACGACCTCGTCCCACTTCTCGCGAGCCTTACCCGTCACCCACGCCGGGGCGACGACGGCCCCGGCCGGCGGGACCGGCTCGTCGGCGTGTTTGCCTTCCTTCGACGGGTCGCCTCGCAGGAGGCGGAGCTTGGTCGGCTGTTTACGCGGTCCGCGCTTTCCCACGCTTCACCTCCTCGCGTGCCGCCTTCTTGCCAGTCAGCGTCTCCCACCGCTTCACGATAACGTCACAGTAGGCCGGGCTGATCTCCATCCCGTAGCACTTGCGGCCCAGTTGCTCGGCAGCGATCAGCGTCGTGCCGGAGCCGCAGAATGGTTCGTAGACGCTGGCCTTTTGGTTTGTGCTGTTCTGCATGGCGCGGGCGAACAATCCAACCGGCTTCATAGTTGGATGACCGTCGGCTGCGGCAGGACGAGGAAACTCCCACAGGTTGCTTTGTGATCGGTCTGCAACAGCGTGGTGCGCCGCGCCCTCTTTCCACCCGTAGAGGATCGGTTCAGACTGCGAATGGTAGTCGCCCCTGCCGAGAACGAAACGGTCTTTGATCCAAAGCACGACCGCCGGTCGTGCTTGCTTCCATCCGACGCCACGGATGGCTCCGACGAACTCGTATGCATGAACGTCGGGGTGGCAGACGTAATAGCACGCCCCAGGCTGCATGATCGCGTCGGCATTTTGGAACGCACCGGCCAATAGCCTCGGAAGGCCGGCGGCGTCGTCGTTTGTGATTCCCTCGTAGTCAACACCGTACGGTGGATCTGTCAGAAGGAGGTCCGACTTCGCCCCCGCCATCAGCCGCTCGACATCCTCCGCCTTCGTCGAGTCGCCGCAGAGCAGCCGATGATCGCCCAGCGTCCACAGGTCGCCCGGCTTCGTGATCGGATCGACCGGCGGCTCGGGGGCCTCGTCCTCGACGATCTCTTTCGCGTCGTCCTGGTAGAGCTCGGCCGCCTCGGCCAGGTCCGCGTACATCTGCTGGAGACCTTCGCTCCCGGTGTCGACCTCGCGGAGCAGGGCGTCGAGGGCGACCGCGTTCGTCTCGGCGAGGGCCGCGAGCGGATCCAGCGACAGGAGCAGCTTGTCGGCCTCGGCCTCGTTGATGTCGAGGACGAGAACCGGGACCTCCTGGTCGGGCGTGGTCTCGGCACGCAGGTGACCGTCGACCAGGATCAGCGACCCGTCAGGCAGCTCGCGGGCGAGGAGGGCGTCGGCGTAGCCGACTTCTGCCAGGATCCCGCGGAGGGCGTCGGCCTGGGCCTTAGGGTGGGTTCGCCAGTTCTTCGGGTTTGGCGTCAGGTCGCCGGCCCGGACGCGGCGTAGCTCGCGGACGCGGTCGCGGATCTGCATGGTGGTCTCCTGGGGCGTCACGGTATGGGAGTGGCGTTACGGGTCAACCTTGCCCCCCTATCGAAAACCTCCGGAAACTAGCGCGGCGG